AAACAGGTTAAGTATACTCATTTCGGCCTACCTTATGAAAACTGGTTGCTCTTGTACCCCGTCGTTCAGGGTGTTGACTTCCACTGTGGAGTTGATGACCAAATCGGCACTGTCTATGTCGCCGTCGTCACCGATGCGAACATTCTTCATAGTTAGGCTTCCAATCTCGAAATAGTCGGCGTTGAAAGCCCCCGTCCACGCGTTCACGTTCTTGAGGTGGAGTTTCTTGATAAGGACGTCGCCCCCGGTTGTGGTCTGCCTGATAATTATTCGGTCAACCGTCATGTCCTTGGCGTCGTAGGTGACCGCGCCACGGGTTGAACTCATGCTGACGTCGTTGGTGGTGGACGCCATGGTGGGGCTAAACGTGTGACCCGCCGCAACCACCGAGGAGGTGGCATTGATGGTGTAAATGTAGCCCGAGGCCCAATCCATCGTTGGGAACTCCGAGTCCTCGATGACGACCTCCTCAATGGTTATCATGTCGGTGGTCGAGGTGCCCGTGAGTTGGAAGGCGTCGGTCAGACCGCCCTTGCCCAAGCTGATGTTCTCGAATCTGACCAGATCCAGCCTTGTCCCCTGCGGTATGTTGAGTTGCAAAGTCTGACTTCTGTCCGCTGGAAACTCCGCGTCCACTATGGCGTGGCCCACCATGGAGGGGGCCTCGTAGGACGCGCCCAGCATAGGGAATTGGATCTGTTGCTCCCCACTGGAAACAAGAAGGAAGAGGGACGCAAGAAATCCAATAGCTACCGCAGACAAGGAGCCGACAATCAGCTTGCCTCCACCCATATAAATACCACCGCCAATGGGAACCCTGAAAGACCAGAACTTGGGCAGATTAAAACTGCCCATCGAGAAACCAACCTTCAGTGATGGTGTACTAAGTTTACGTTTCTTCATTCTTTCTTATCTCCTTCCTTCATCCTTCCTACTATTACCCCGGCGGCGGCCGTCACCGGGTTTGCGAATATGGCGAAAGCGACCAGTATTATGTCAAGGTGTGGTGCCACCTCTGCTGGCCTCGATGTCACTTTCCAAACGATGATTACACCCAAAGCCACGAACGCTAAGAAGACGTCAGAGAGGCCCGACTAAAACTATGGTCAAAAATTCCGAACCAGTAAGTGTGGTCTTGGTCCGGGCTTTTAATTCCACAATTTCTTGTCGGGCCTCAATTAACTCCTTTTCCAAATCGTCGCGATCCGCGTCTTGCGTCATCTATAGAGAGACCACAGAATAAAGCAGTTCATGGACAGCGAGAGAGAGATGAGCACCAAGGACAACCACCCGAATGCTTCCACTCGCTTGACCGTTTTTTCCAGGAGGTGCACACCGCCGCATCCGTGATCCCGGATGAATTGGAGGCCGCTTCTCACCTGTAGTATGTCCGTTGTTCTTGGCATCAGTCCCTCGCTTCGACGAGCTCCCCCACATCCTTGACCGCGCCGTTGCTCTCGGCTTTCTCCAGTTCCTCAACCCTTTCCCTCATCTTGGCCTCGCTTTTCTGTGAGGTGAGAATGCCGAACTCCAACTCAGTTATTCGGTTGTTCTTTATGTTCAACAACTGTTGAAGTGTCTCGATGGTTTCCTCTGGTGAAACCTGTTGTTCTTGCTGAGTCATAAGACCCTCCTATTCTGCGGGCGTATACGTCGGTGGCGTTGGTGTTACTTCTGCTGTCAATTGCTTGTCAGCGGCGTGGACAATCCCATTTGCCGCAGAGTTCGCGATATGCACAGACCAAGTATCGTCTGTCAGGTCGGGATTATCTTCACCCCCACGATTCCTGTTGAGCCATGCAATCGCATCAACCCTGACAGCACTGAGAATCGTTGCCGTCTTAGCAGTTCCCCCAGTAACCTGTACGGTGATTTTTACATCTCCAGTTGCCATATCTAACTCCTATGTCGCTGCCGTGAATGTTTTCGGTGTCCATGAGGCAGCAGCTTCAGCCTGATGATTAGCCTGTGCCAGTATTACCTTAGCGAGCTTGTTGACCTCAAACACCTGCCACTCAGCATCAGTATCTATATCCTCATTATTCCCTTCCACATAAGCCCTTGCGAGTACCCTTGTAGCAGAGTCCAGTACAACTGACTTGGTTACCCCACCTTCCACCGCTATGCTGATAGTCGTATCACCTGTTGCCATTACTTCGCTCCTTCAAGGGCTAGTAACCTTGTCTTTAATTCTGTCACTTCTTCCTGTAGTTCCATCTGTCTCTTATATCCCTGCCAGATTGCGCCGTTATGGAGTTTCTGAAGACCTGTTACGTTAAGCAAGCCACCATTCTCCATAGTCTCACCAAGCACACCAGCATCTATAAGGTCTTGCTCATTATATTGAACAAAGTCATCCCACTTGTCTCTAATCATGCCCTTAAACCCTGCCGATGTCTTGGCGTGGTCTAATGTCCTAACCAACTGGGCATCGTCATAATTATCAGACAATGCCCCAACTGAAACATCCCCAGTGTGAGCATTGGTAGTTGCATATATTTGTCCATCTTCATCTACCAGAAATACAGTGGCATCAGTATCACCGACTCTAGCACTGATATTAAAAACATTTCCATTCGCTGCTATATCTGCCAGACTATTATTATCAGCATGTTCACTAACATATATCTCTGCAAGCCCTCGTGCTGATGTGGACTTGTCTGTTTGTGCAGTACCACCATAAACACCCAGTTGGAAGGCAGGACGTTGTGCCACATCTTCCATCATTACATTCATCCGCACTCCACCACCTGAAGTGCCTGCAACCATCTTCTCAATAGTGAAATAGTCATCTATCTCTACGTCACTACCACCTGCTGTGCCTGTTGTCAATCCGTGGTCTACATCAGAGGACTTCAAGGCAAATGCTTGGTCATCAGCAGCACCCTGATTGATGGTCAGCCCTGTGGTCATGTTGGCGTTGGCGGTTTCGTTTATGAATAACGGACCAGTTACAACATCTTCATATGCGTTACCTCCACTGAGAAATACGAATTGCGAATTGTTATACATGATACGTTCCGTATCATCAGCATCGCCAATAGCAAATCCCCTAGTGGCAGTACTAGCATCAATTACCCCATCAAACCTGCTAGTGCCTGAGTCCACATGGAGGGCAAGTCCCGCACCCGCTTGGTCAATCTTGACGGCGGTTGTACCACTGGCACTGGCATGGGCTTGGTTGAAGTACACCATGTTTCGCGTATCGGTACTACCAGTTCCACCATATACCCTCAAGATATTCCCTGTGGTAATGCTGGAAGCCCCACCTGTCTGGACATCCATGACATAGCCAGTTGTGATGTGGTCTCCCTTAACTCGCATATTCGCTGATGCCACGCCACGGTCAAATGTTACCGCAGGAGTTGTTCCCAGTGTATACCCTGCGCCTATGACGAGGGCGTCTGCACTTTGGTCCCAACCGATGTGATAGCCCGCAGTATTGGTCTCAAAAATAATCTTGGAGTCGGCATCTGAATCAACACCCAGTTGCAGGGTCGGGCTTATGCCACCCGACAGATACATACTGGCGGCGGTAGCGGTACTCCATCCAAATGTGTCTGTATCTTGTTTATAGTTAAATCTGCCACGGTTCTCGTCATTAACGTCACCGAACCAGATTTGTCCATATCCAGCATTGCCAGATATCAGGGAAAGTTGCACACCATCGCCTGTTGCTGATGAATTAACAAGCGTCAACCCTGTCGAAGCGTCTGGAGTAGCAATAGAACCAGCATCGACATTTATGCGTGTAGCCTCAGAAATTGTTACGCCACCAGAACCTGTAGTCTGGAGAATGATACCGTCATCACCATCTATGGTTAATACCCCTGAACTAGTAGACCAAGTTGAGGCCTCTGCTGCTGTAATTGTGATGGGTGACCCAGCTATAGTTGCACCAAGGTCACCATCATGGGTGATACTGAAGCCATCATCATCTCCCATCTTAAAAACAGAACTATCAGAATTAAGAGTTAGGTCATCAGTAAGTGTTAAGTCTGTAAACTGAGGACTGTCTCCAGTACCAACCCCGATAGAAGTTCTAAGGGTTGCACCGCTCTCAGCTACAGGGTCAGTAGTACCATCTCCAACTATCATCTCACTGTCTGCAAGAACTGCCATAGCTGTGATGGCACTTGCACCAGAACCCAGAAGGACACCGCCGTCTGTGAGGGTCGAAACCCCTGTTCCACCGTAGGCAACTCCGACATCGGTTCCCTGCCAGACTCCAGTTGCTATAGTTCCAACTGTTGTCAGGCTAGAGGTCACAACGGTAGATGCCAGAACCGTTCCCTGTAGATTATTGGAATTGACTTTTACGCCAGTATTGCTCGTCCCTGCATGGGTGTGACTTGACGAACTATCCAGAACGTCCGTCCTTAGATTGTTGTACTGTGCCGCTGTTGCGATATCACCTGTTGTAACTGCACTAGATGCCGCCATAGCTTAACTCCATTTGTTCATTCCCCATCTCATATATCCCCATCTCCCTGCCGCCGCCCCGACTCCCGATTGGGTAACATGGATTGTCTGGTTGATTACAGTATTGCCCTGGGAGAACCTGTATGTAAACCCGTCCACATAGGCCGAGAAACTCAGGCCCATACCGGATTCGATAACATGAACCCTGTCACTCAATCTGCGGTGGACGATATTCAGAAGGGTTGCCTTGTCATGGTTGATAAGATCCAGGCGCATTCTAACAATCGGATCTTTCACCCTGGCAATCCGGTGGGCCGCAGGGATAGTTGCCAGACCCAGACCATCGAAAAAGGTTTTCTCCCTGGTTAATCTACGCTCTCCAAAGGTTGTGATGGAATCGGAATTTTCAACCTGAGTGATGCCCTTATTAACAGTGTTTAGAGTTGCCAGAAGGTTGAACTGTAATTTCTTGATATACCCCTGACTTGCCGAGGTGTTCGTAATCGTAGCCTTGGCATACTGACCGCCATAAACTGTTGTTGAGGTGTAGGTGCTTGACCAGTTCAACAGGGAACCCGAACCATCTGCCGCCGTGTTAACCTGGATCAAGTCCGATGAGGTGGGACTTGTGACCGTATTGGTTGACCCTGCGATTCGGTGGGCATAAACTTCATCGTTTGCTGTTCGGTCTTGAGCCTTGGCAATAATGTCAATGGTTTCCCCTGCGGATATGGGAATGCCCCCTGCAATCGCACTCTCATCGACATAGGATGCCGTCCCGCTTGTGAGAGTGTTGGTGTAACTGGCGGTAGATAATGCCCTCTTATATCCAAACTGGGCAATATTATAAACTCCGTCCACCCCGTCATCGTAGGCAAAGCCAGTGTATGCAGGGTTTGTTCCATCATACTCATCATTGTAGATACACGCCGTGTCCTGGTGAGTATCTGATTCCCTGTGATTGTGACTCTCAAAGTGAATCATCCCATGACCGTCACCGTAGATAAACCCATCCTCCGAGTCCTGAAGGATAAACATGGTCTCCAGAAAAGTCAGGCCATTGAGAGTGATGACGCCCGTGGCGGCATACGCCCCATCCTCACCCGTGCATTGGTAATAATCTGCCGCATCATCTTCTATTGTTCTGGTCTGGTCTGCATCGGCAGTTCCACTCTGCAATCCAGTGGACATCATAATTGAACGGAAGGGAGTCCCCGATGCCCCTGCCAGTTTTATTTCTTCTTGGTCATTGATAAATCCAAAGTTCTGGGACAGCTTCAAATCCTCAAACAGGTCGTAACCCTTGAGATAGCAATACTGCATGCCAGATGAGGGCCTGGGGCGAATCTCCTTCAGGGTTCCTTTAAAGAGTGGGCGAAAGCCGCCGAAATCGTGGAACTTCACATCAGTAGCAGAAGAGAAAGCGATAATCCCATGCTTGGTTGCCTTCTCCATATCGAGACTTGTGGAGCCTGTTGCCAATCTTAATACCTTGGTATCGTCAACAAATACCGAGATCCTGTCGCCGTGACATCTCACCATGAGGGTTCGCTTGGTGGAAGCTCCCCAGGTATATGAGGCAAAGCCGACAGAGGAATCAACACCCGCAACAACCTTCCTCAACTCAATCTGGTTCGATGCCAGGGCCGTTCGCACGAAAAGGTAATTACTGGTATCCACATATCGGCAGATAATCCCTGCATCATGGTTTGCTGTGGTCCCTGCCGAGGTGGTTATTTCCGCTGAGAGTTCGACATCGTAAAGAGTCAGATCCAGAACACCGTATGAAGTCGCCCCGGTTGTCAGTTCCGCATATCCGTCAGCGTGGCATTTGAATGCTCCTGTCGGAACTGTCCAGGTGAAGTCGGCGTCATATGGAACCGCATGGCTCGTGAGATTGGTTCCAGTGGAGTCGGTGAAATTGTCGTAGGGATACCACATTCTGCAAACCATAGGCTTGCCAGATGTAAGGTTGCCGTACAGGGCCCCTGATTCTTTTGGCGGGGAATACAGGTTGTCATTGTTGTTCAGCTGGACGTTGAGAACCGAACCGTTCATGTAATCGGTGGATTCTTGTCTGGTATGAGTGAAGGACATAGAACGGGTATCGTCTGTGATGTCGTCATACGTTCCAGTGAAATTACCGTTATTATCCCAATCCACCATGACCCGAACATAAGCCTTTGTCATTAAAAACCCGCCTGGGTTCTGAGAACCTGTCGGATCTCCCTGGTGATGAAATCGCTGAACCTCTGCATGGTTTGTTCATCGTCCATGATGACGGTGCCGCCCTCTGGCATCATCACATTTACCGTAACCCCACCACCAAGGCCTCCCCCTCGATTTAGAGGAACAACAGCCTCTGGCCCCCCTTCACCTATCATGGCAAGCGTTGGACGGTTTACGATCCCACCCTCTGCCAGTTTTGGTATTTCTGGAATATTCAGACTGAAGGACTTACCGCCTAGCCAATCGGGTAGAGAAAATCCGATACGATTGACGGCCTTAATCAGACCGTTAAACATCGTAAGAATACCGTTCACGATACCCTTGAACCCGTCAGTAATCTTGTTGGTATCCCCTGTGAATATGCCGACAATCAAGTCCCAGATTCCCTTGAGAATCTCAACAAATCCGTTAAAGAATCCGATAGCCACATCAAGTTGCGCCTTCATAATCCCACTGAAAAGCGTCCAAGCCGCTCCGAGTTTATTAGTCATAAAATCATCAAAAGGTTTCCAGAGGTTTTCAACGAACATCTCCCATGCCTTTTTAAGAAGGCCGAGAGCGTTGCTCATATGCTCCTTGAACCCTTCTATATCTCCAGAGAAAAGAGCAAACATTCCTTTGAAAAGTTCAACAATTCCTGCAACTACATCCTTGACAACTTGTTTCAGGTATATCCAAGTAGGGCCAAAGGTGTCTCTCAGAAACTTATCTATTTTATGAAGGGTCTCATTAACAACCGCCATGATGGCATCCCAGTTCTTCCATATAAGAATTGCCGCCCCTACAGCTAACGCAATACCAATGATAATCAACCCTATGGGAGAGAGGGCAAGGCTGAGTGCAGTAGCGGCGGCGGCTCCGAGCCAACTGGCGACAGTTTGTAATCCTGTGACAACCGTGAGGGCCGCAGTCTTGATAGCCGCCCCCATAGTCGCAAGGGAAAGACCGCTCATCATACCGGAAAGGGCGGCGATTCCGGCAACCATCGAGGGGAGGATTATCACTATAGGCCCGATTGCCGCCATGATTCCGGCCAGTGGCTCCAGGGCGATCTTTGCCCTGTCACCGAGCATCTTGAATCTCTCTCCGGTTGTGAGAGTTCCCTCGTTCATGGCATCGACGGTTCCCTGGGAGTTTGCCAGGGTATCGCTCATTTCCTGTATATCAACCGTGCCGTCCCTTATGGCAACACTCATCCTCTGTGCGCCCTCGGCACCGAATAGATCTGTGGCCATATTCAGGGCTTCCGTATCGGAGGTGGCACCCTTGATATTCCTCATGGCCTCCTGGAGACCCTCTGACATATCAGTCGTGCCGGATGCCGCCATCCTTCTCATCGCCGCATTCAATCCGGGCATTACTCTTGATGCGGAAATACCCGCCCCTTCAAGTTGGCCCATCAGGGCAATGGTGTCATTCATACCCAGGCCCAGGTTCCTCAATACGGGGCCGAACTCGGTTACCCTGCTTGTTAGCTGACTGATTGGAACACCTGTCATCTGGGAGGCTTTGGCGAAGCTATCCATAGTTGCCGCCGCCTGATCTGAACTGACACCAAACATATCCATCGAGTCGGACACCTGTTTGATAAGTGGCCCGACCTCAGTGCCAGTGATACGGGAGAGATCGAGGAACCGTTTTGTGGTTAGCTCCAGGGAATCACCAGACAGATCAAGTTCGGTTTTAACGTCTGCAATGGCTTTTGCCACTGTATCGAAATCCTGGGGAACTGTTACCGCAACATCCCTGAATTCCTGTTTTAACGCCTCAAGCTCTTTACCTGTTGCACCCGTTCCCGCCGTGATAGTCCTGGATGCCTTGGTGAAATCGTCACCGATCTTGACAAGCGCGAGTCCCGCTCCGGCAACGGCCAGGCTTACACCCGCAACGGCCTTGGAGATCTTCTGAAATTTCTCAGCCGACCCCTTGGTGTCCGTGTTGATAAGGATATTGACTTCATTGGCCATCTATTTCGTTTCCTTAGTGCCAAGACTTACCAGGTGGAGCGTTTTCAACAGACTTACATCCTCTCTCAATAATTCAGACGGCAAAACGCTATACCTCTGGCAGATGCCGTCAATTAACTCTGCCTGTTCCAGAGCCAGAGGTTTAGTTATGGGTTTTCCATCCCTGTCCGATCCCCCGCCGACATGAACCCACTTCAGGATGTCGGCCTCTAACCTTCCCCCGATGATGCCGCTTCTTCTGCCCAGGAGCTGATTATTGCCGTGCATATATTGGGTGGAAGTGAAAGAAACCCGTCCCCGGTGGACGGGATGCTGTGCGCGTCTTCATCTGCCAGGTTCCATTCCAGGATAATGTCGTCGCCGAATTTACTGAACCCCTCACGGGTTTCCTCTGTGCTTGCACCTTCCCCGAGCTTCTGTAGCTCAAGGAAGGTAGCAATATCAACGTCGAGCCTGGCACGGATCTCCGCACCCTCAAACTGGTGGCCCTGGGGGAAAGTCAACAGAGCCTCACGCCTCTGAACAATAAAAGAATGAACAGAGGATAAAGCCTGTTTCTCCCTTACCACTAAACAGTGCCCCAGGTGGGAACAGTACCGCTCTGAAGATTCAGAGTTGCCGCCCATGTCAAACCGCCGTCATTACCCCTTGAGAGGTTGTAATCAGCAACCAGACATTCGGCCTCAAGTTTGGGATAACCGGATGTATTTCCACCCACTGCCAGGGTTACGGTTCTTGTTCCTGACTTGGTTTTGAAAACGTCGTGAGATTTATTGCTCGCCTTGTCAAAAATACCCGACAGCGAAATCGAAAGATCTCCAAGGCCGATCAACCTTTCCATAGCCGATTTGGAGATGGTTGTGGAGTCCAGGAGATTCTGGCTGTTCCCTATCTCATAATTGGTTATGTTGTCCGATATATCTCTGGCAGTTCCCCCGCTGTCGTCCACCGCTATGTAATCGCCCAGACCGCTCTGTTTAGCCATAA